TGGCATAGCGGTACTCGACCGGCACTAGCTTTGCGTCAGCTTTAGCTTCTGCCGGCGTGCTTACTTCGTCAGTTTTGGTGTCGGCTTGCGTGGTTACTTGAGCATCGAGCCATTTTTCAATGATGGCTTTACGGTCTGCGAGAGCAATGTCCTCGAAGGCATCAACGCTTTTCACCTTTGCGGACTTGAGCAATCGCGCTCTGTCTGATTCTTGAAGTTCGTACAAGCCGCGACCAAGCAATGACTCTACCGTCTTTTCGCGCTCGCTCTGCGGCTTCATGTTCGCCCTGATATAGGCATCATTGTTCCCAGGCCCAAATCCCTGTTTCAGCCCGTTGTTTCGCTTGAATGCCGTGTTTGCAAGTTCTTCTAGCGCATCCTCTCCACGATCGATTGCAGACTGTATTTCTGCTTCAGACGCGCCGTATTCTGCGGATTCTCGGATGTTGCGCTGATTGTTAAGCCCGCGATCATCTGCAATCTGCTTGAGACGGTCTATTGCGGCTTCGCGTTCATCGCTGTCTGCGTATGGGCGCTTCGTCTTTCCTTCCTGGCCTTGCGTTTGGCCTTCTTTCTGAGCAGGTTGCGAAGGTTGGGGAGCAAGACGTTCTCCTGTGAGTGGCTTGAGAATTGACGGCACAACGTCTGGTTTAATCGGCTTGCCGTCTGTCGCGCGACCTTCTTCGTCCAGCGTGCGGGCTGCACTCTCCACCGGCAGAGAGGCGATTTCTGCTTGAGTAACCGGCTGGTTTGAGCCTGATTCAGGTAGAGGCTTGGCCGTTGTTGTTACGCCCTGAACATCTGCGTCCGTGGTGTCTCCCATAGGAACATCCGGTCGCTGGCGTCCTTCAAGTGTTCCGGCGTCGGCTGGTCCTGGTTGTTCCATTCGTCCACGAACAAGGCTTCCGCTTCCTTCTTGGTTATCACTCCCACCTTGATCGCTCGCTGGTAACTTCTGGGTAGCGGTACGTTGATCTTCGGCATTCGTCGCTCCTTTCAGTTGATCGGCTTCACCATCCTGCAAGGCCATGTGCTTGCCACCGTTTCTATCAACGATGTGCGTTCCGGCCTTGTTGATGCGCATGCCATTCTGCTGCAACATCCGCCGCGCCTTCTGGATGCGGTCTTTGGTAGGTTGTGACTGTACCGGATCACGGCGTTCTGGAACAAGGTTCCGTGCTTCGTTGGGTAGCGAAGGCTCGACACCTTCAGGCAATGCTTGGAAGGCATCATTCTGCCCCATGCGGCGCTTGATGATTGAAACGTCTTCTGGAAGTATCGGCAAGTCTTGGCTGGCGCGTAGATCAGCGAATGCGGCCATCGGGTTAGGTGAACGCATGGCTTGCTCGATGTCGGCAATCCGGCGTTCCTGTGCTGTGCGCTGCATATCGCCCTGCACTCTGGCATCAGCGGTTTCCAGTTCTGATTCCATTCTCCGCTGAATTTCCGCCTGCTGAGTAGCGGCCTGCTTCTCGACAATGCCCATCCTCCGCTGCTGGACGTCGGCACGTTCTTCTTGCAGGAATGTTTCAAAGTCAGACAGGCCGGCAAGCGGGCGCTCTGTCACACTGGGCTGTGCGGGTACGCCCTGCGTCGATACCGCATCCGGTGCGGCAGTGGTGTCGGCATTCGGTATCGGTGTCTCTGGCGTAATGGTGTTGTCGGCAATTGGTTCATTTGCCAGACCCTGTGCGATCTGTGAGTTTGGCTCTCTCTGCATCAATCCAGAGGCGGTCATCCCACCGAGGCCAACCCCCATTCCAGCACCACTGGCAACGCCGCCCATGAATGAATCAAGGAACCCTTCGGTGAACTTGCGGTTCTTCAGCTCGTTGGTGACTGATTCAGGTGCTTGGCCATCAGCCGCTAGTCCTGTTGCCATATCGATAAGGTTTTGACCACCTTGGGCGATGATTTCTTCTCCGCCCTCCGGCACTGCAACGGCTGGAACAAGACCAGCGCCAACAGCCAATCGCATACCGATATTTGCTTGCAACTTGATCGGAAGACTTTGATACCACTTGAGCAAAGGTTTGGCAGCCTCGATGCCCATCTTCTCTGATACAGCCTCAACTGCACCATACCCAAGACCAGCAAGCGCCGCTATGTCGCCAGGGATACCCTTATTGATAAGGTTTCTGTACTGTCCTCCACCCGATGTAGCCGCCATGCTCCCCAGATACCAAGGAGCAACGGCAGGGTTTGCAATCGCAGCGATGTTTCCGGCCATCTGAGGAAGGTTTTCCAGGAACTTGGTTCCCATCCATTCTGCCGTTTGGCCTGAATCGTAGGCATCCGCAAAACTACTGGATGACAATTCTGTTTGCAGACTCTTTGCCGTCTTTTCCATGTTGTCCGCCATATCTGACAGCCACGGCAATCTCATGTTGATGTTGTCTTTGTTGCCACCCAATGATCTGGCAACATTGGGAGCTACGTTGTACATCCATTCCGCTGCGCCAATCAGGCCAGAACCAATGCTTGCTGTTCCCCGCGCCATTGCTGCAAGATTTGGATTGTCTTCTGCCCGCTGTCCAAGAACGTAATTGCGATCTCTGTCTGCATAGGTGGATTTCAGCCATTGGCTATTTTTTTCCGCGCCCAATGCTGCTACATCGCCACGTAAAGGCGTGTAGATGTCTGGATGTTTAGCGTTGAACTTGTCTTCCAGCGCAACATCAAATCCAGCCGCGTGCTTTGCGCCAATGTCTGAACTACCTGACTCCTTGTAGTTTTTGACGCGGGTTTCGATATTCTCCGCTCTCGTCTGGCGCGGCTGAGATATCGTCTTTATCTTGTCTCTAGTCAGGTAGTCGAGGTCTTCTTCGGTTGCCGACGGGTTCAGCGCCTTGAACTCGATCCGGTATTGATGGTCACGCAAACCTTCAAGAAGCGTCGTGTCATCATAACCTGCATTACGCGCAGCATTCAGATCAAAGCCTTTAACCTGTCCGGCAAGCCCTTCAAGAAGCGTCGTGTCATCGTGTCCAGCCTTACGCGCAGCATTCAGGTCGAAGAACGGCATTTCACTTCCTCATGAATTCATTGACGTTGAACGGCTTCGAGTTGCTCTGCGGGCGTGCGCTTGATGGCTTCTTCGCTGCCACCCACTTTGAATGACTGTTGACCGATACGGGCAAGTCGTTGTTCGCAGCCCATGCGGCAAACTTGTTGTACTCTGCCCGGTCAATTCCCGGTTCTTGCGAGAGTTTTCCGCCTACGAACTTGTTGTTCGGCGATCCGGGGAAAAGACGCTGCATGTCGCTGTCTGAAAGACTGTCGTCTTTCTGTTTTCCGCCACCAGAACCGTTTGCATCGCGCTGGTTCTGGCGAAGAATTCCAAGCTTGGCGCGTTCAATGCCAAGTTTTTCATCTTCACGCTTGTTGTCCGCATTTTTGTCCTGCGCCTCAAGTGCAAGTTTTACTGCCTGCTCACGGTTCGAGATATACAACATCGCATCCAGCGCGTTGCCTATTTCTACTGGCGGCTGTCCATTCTTGATGCCAACGAGTGTGTAACTGTCCAGACCAGTAGCAGACTTGCTCGGTGTTGCTTTGATCTCATCAAAACAATGCCCGCCGTTTGCGCAATATACTTTACGCGCACCTTCAAAGTCGCCCCTGTGTGCCAGATCAAGCGCGTCTATAACGCCCTTTTCTTCGTAGGCATCAGTGAATTTCTTCATCTCTATCGCTTGTGCCGGAGTCATTCTGTCACCAAGCAGCGCGCCTTTTCTTGCCATCCATTCGGTATATTGCCGTGGTGACTTTGTTGGATCGCCGGGAAAGGCTGAGGCATATTGGTTCAGCAATTCCGCCTTCTTGTCGTTCAGTGCAGCAATCGCAGCGGCACGGTCAGCACCTTTCAACTGGTACGCCTGCATCTTGAACTGGTTCAGCGTCTCGGCATCCCTGCGAGCGGCTGCGTCATAGTCCATGCTTTCCGTCATGCCGATTTTGGCAATCTCTGATCTCGGCGTTTGCGATGCACGTTCGACGCCCATCGTCGGCTCGTCTGGTGCATTCGGGTCTGTCGGCGTCATTCCGGGTTGCATGAACTTCTGAGCACCAAATCCTGAGTAGAAGTTGTCGGTGTTCGCTCTTTCCTGATTGGCGGATGCGCGGTCTTCCTGCCTTGCTTCAAACTCCTGTCTGCGCATATCAAGTTCTTGGCGCTGGCGTTCTTCTTCCAGTTTGCGCTGGTCCAACTGAGCGCGCATGTTCATCCCGCCAAGTACGCCACCCGCTACCGCGCCGAAGTTTCTTAATGCACTCATGCCGCGCTCCTTTTGACCATCCCGCCACATCCGTAACCCAACTGCTTCTTCAGTTCGTCATCAATCTGCTGCTTGCGGCTCTTGATCGCGCCAGCCGCTTGAGAAACCTTGCCATCTCCCAGCGCGGCCTTGGCGAGTTCGGCTTTCTTCTCAGCATCTGTTTTTTCGCCACTAAAGAACCCACGGACCTTGCTGACAAATCCACCGTCTGCGTATTTCTTCACTCCATATCCGCGCTTCTCAAGCCCATCATCGTTGATTTTCTTGAGCATCTTCTTGACGCCTGGCATTTTGACAGATTCGGCGTTGACTACGAACTCGCCATCCGACAACCACGCCGGTATTTTGTCTTCAGTCTCTCCGCCTTGGCCGTTAACGCTACCACCAGCAATCATATTCTTGCGGTCCACTTCGCCACCGTCTGCAAACAGGCCAAGCAAATTTCCGACCGCAGCACCTGCCGCTATCCAAGGCATGGCAGTTGCGACGCCAGCCATTGCCCCTGACAATGCGCCACCTGCTGCCGCTGTTCCACCAGCAGCACCGCTCCCAAGCGCACTTGCTGTAGCGGCCTCTGCACCGGCCAGACCGGCATTCTGAGCGGCAAGCATTGCGCCTTGCTCGGCTCCAGTGCTTAGTGCAATCGTTCCGGCGTCTCCGGCACCCGCTGCCAGCCCGCGTGCCACATCGTTCATGCCAGCGCCCTTGTAGGCTTGTATAGCCCCAGATAAGTCATGCCCCGCCGCCGTCGCTTGCGTTCCAACACCTTGCGCAGCAAGTTCTGTATTCCCTGTCATGCTTCCAACGTTCTCCATGATCTTGCCGCCCTTGGCAGACATAGAGTTAGCGAATCCGCTTGGACCTTCCTTGACCATCTTTGCGGCAGTCATCATGCCGTTGTTTACTGGTTGTTGTTGTTGCCCAACGGGAGCAGTAGGCACATTGACTGGCCTGGTAGCAACCTGGAACAACCCACCACCAGCCATACGCGCTCCGTAGCCGTTTTTCTTGACTTCCCCACCATCTTTCATGGTCAGCGCCATGTATCCAAGATTAGCCACGTTTGACATGGCTTGCCCATCTTGCGCGGCCTGATTTTGCTTTGCGTTACCCAATCCAGCATAACCACCAGCAGCACTTCCAGCAGAAGCCGCAGCGTCAGACGGCATACCAACCAACGAACTGTAATAGTCTTTTGCAGCGCCAAACTTCTTGTCCTCGACATTTGCCATCGCCTGGTTCACTGCCCCGGCCTTGATCGCAGCACCATGTATGGCATTCTGCTGGTTCATGCCAGACCATTTGCCAGACGCAGGATTGATACCGTAGCGCGCCATGTTGCGATTCAGCGTGCCGGCAGTCTGGTCGATTGATTGCTGCGCCGTGGTCGCAGCCTCGCCGGCCATCCTGTTAGCGTATGCAGGATCTTGATACTGCAATGAAGCAGTCTTGTAGCGGTCAACAGCACCTGGCAATTCGCTCTTGCCAATGTCAAGCATGAACTGCGCAGTATCGGCTTGCACACCATAAAGCTTTTCTGCATTCTGGTAATAGGTTGCGTCACCGCCACCCTTAAACAATCGCCGCCCATACCGCGTACTTCCACACGGAGGGGTAAAGAAAATAGGATCATGTTGGTTCATGGAAAACCCCTTACAGTTCGGTACGCATCATTCGATAAACAGTTTTCATTCCGTAGCGTTGAAACAATCGTTCCTCTCCTTCGCCGCATAGGCATTCTACGTTTGAGGCACCTGAATTGCGCGCCCAATCCATGAATGATTGCCAGAATTCTTCGCTTGTCATGCCTGCCATGTAGGCGACATGCGCAGAACGGAAATTAGGGTATTGCTTGAATTCGACTGTTACGGCAGCGACGATAGTTTCTCCTGCTTGCCATACCAGAAGATGCGCGCCGCCGTAGGCGATTTGCGCGCGGAGTTGTGACAGGTCGCACTCGCCCTTGTTTTTTGAAATAGCCCTACCAAGCAATGCAGAAATATCCGGCCATAAGACATCGAGAAAGCGCGGGTCGATGTGCGTTAAAGAGTAAGACATTACGGAAGCGCGTAAACAACGCCCTGCACTAGATCGCAGTCGTTCGCAGAACCGGAGTTGTAGATGAACGTGTTTACTCCAATCGTCGTTGTCGTGCGAGTATTTCCGTTTCCTGCCATCGGCAGCCCGGTATCGTAGGCCGCAACAACAACGACATAGTTTGTATCTGCCAGCGCAGAAGCCATGTTGACGGTATAAACACCTGTACCGTTCCTGGTAACGCTTGTGACGTTGTATCCCTTTGTCGGCGCATTCGTTCCGGTCAGATTCCCATTGAACAGGAATGCAGCGACAATCTCAGGCTTGGTATCGAGTAGCGCATTCACGAAAGCGGTTGTCGCAACTTTGGTTGAGCTATCGCTTGAAATTGCTGTCGTTGCCGTCGCCGCTCCCAGTGCAGGGGAATTCAGGCTGGTGATGTCAGTGTTCGCTCCGCTTGCAGCAGCACCTAGCGACGTTCTTGCCGTGGCCGCTGTCGTTGCCCCTGTGCCGCCCTGCGGAATACTCAAAGGAACGCCAAGCGCCCGCAGTTCAGTAATGTCGATATTGATCCCTGAGCGTGCCAGGTCGGTCGGCAGGCTTATCGCCTCGCTCAGTGCAGGCGCACAAGGCCTGCATGACAGAACATCACCGGCAAGCCAAGCGCGAGCAGTGGTAACACCTTGCGCACGGACGATGGTGAAATCGTCGTCAGCGGTGGCGGTGATCTTCACAATCTCGATGTCACCACCAGCATTGAACAGCGTGCCGTAGATGTGATCGGTACTCAATGGCGATCCGAGTTTGTCGCGGAAAATGTCGCCTGTGCCGGCTGCAAAGGAAATCTCTGTTTCCACAGAGTCGATGCCAACAGTCAGCGCGGCATGGAAGTTATCTACGAATCGAACACTCATGTTCCACTCCGGTTGAGGCGGGCAATGATTTCATTGACCTTGTTGATGGTATCGGCCAGCGTTGCGTCAGATGAAAGTCGCGCCAACTCGACTGATCGCTGACCAGTGATTTCTTCCAGTATCTCTTTCATAGGGCGAAGAACCCGTTCCGCCTCCATGCCTGCCGGTGAAGGAATGGCTGGCTTCTTCATTGCTGTGCAATCTCCGCTGCGGTTGTGGCTAGTGTTATCCGTCTAACACCCTTATTTCCAACCACTTCAACCGCCCAACGCATCGCCTTGTACCCTGCCGGTAGCCGGTGCAACTTCTCGTTGATGACATTGATCGTCGCTACCAGAATGCCGTCTGCATAGACGTATAGCGTTGTGTAAATTGGGTCAACTGTCGGCACTGGCTCGATGCATGATCCGTTCAGGTCATACTCGTTGACTTCGACACCGTTCATGTCGCCGAAACTGCACGGTAACCCCCAGTTTGATGCGTTCGTCGTCAGAACTTCGATAACCGCACTACGAAACTGGCTGCTGATGTCGTCAAGAAGCACCTGAACAAAGCCGAAATTCACTGGCCTTGGCGTCACGAATGTCTTTGACCGCCATTCAAACGGAAGGCGGTTGATGTTGTCGCCATCCCATTGCAGAATCTCTCCGGTATTTGGGTCTACCATGTACAAGCGTCCGGTATCTCGGCGGATGTGTACCGCTTTGGTCGATACGCGGGTCAGTGTCAAAGGCGCATCCTGAACCGTGCGGTCGAACACCAGCCCGCGCATGAGGTCTTCGGCGGTGAATGTCTGGCACGGATCGTCATCGACGCAATATCCTTGCTCCCAGTAGCACGCGTTGACGTAGGAGGTCATTAGCAAGCTACCTCAGCAAACGGTGCGGTCGGCGCGGCCCGTGTCGTGTCTTCGGTCAGAGTGTAGGGTAGTGTTCCGACTGTCATGCTTTATCCTTTGGTAGCTGATATATCTATTTTCCAACGATAGGGCCGTCACCGATATTTGTTGGGTAAGAGTACGCTGTCCAGCTCAACCCCGTTTCTGATGTTGCATACCCATAAGTTGCCCCTTCTTGCGCGGAAACCATAAATAGCCCACTCAACGGGCTGTATGTTATGTACTCCCAATAGTCGATTGGAAAAGTACCTTCCGACCAGGTTAATCCATCTGCGGACGTTAAAGAAATTCCGTAAGTTGAGTCTACTAAACAGAATTTACCGCCAGCAAATATGGCTAATGGGTTTGCGATAGAAATTGGCAAAGTTCTTTCTGTCCAATTTACCCCGTCTGGGGAAGTTATATAGGCGTCACCCTCTCCGCTAAATGTAGTAACAAAAAGCCCATTACCCGCAACTGTTGTTGCATTTCTTAATATCCATGGAATCCCCGTTATTGTTTCCGTATAGGAGTTACCGTCTGTTGAAGTGTACGCAACGATACCATCTACTGTCTTTACATTTATGTAGCAGATCAAAGACCCAAGATTGCAGGCATTCCTTGCTGGTGCTACTCCAAGTCCCGGCATATTAGCTCCAAGATAATCCGTCTGTAGATGCTAACGGAGTAATACAAAGGTAGAATAAAGAGCCTGTCCATCCGATAATTGGGGTGCCGCTCGGGATTAAACCAGTTAATTCATAAACCGATCCATAGCTCCAAGTTTCACCATCCGTAGATGTTGCCGTATAGAAGGAAACGTCGCCATCATACGCCAATATACAGAATACGCTCCCGTTGTGAATCGCTGAGTGCCAAAAGAAGCCGCTCGTTAATGTGGGTGCTGTGACCGGCGTAAAAGTGATTCCGTCACTTGAAATTCCGGCAAGCGTATTTGTTCCACCCGGCAAAGAAAGAAAACTCACTCCACCAGTAGGAGAATCGGGGATAGGAGAAAACTGGATATAGGCTGCCCCAGGTACGATCATGCAATATCTCCGCCCATTGAACAGATAGCTCTTGTTGCTCCAGGCTCAACGATATAGCTCACGACGCACTTTTCGCCAACTGCTGCGCTGATGGTTGGTGTCGTTGCACCAAAATACCAAAAGGCGTTGAAAGCTAGAGTCTTTGCAGCACTGGCGTGTTGAGTGAAATGAATGACGCCGCTCTGACCCTCGACCACATCTGTTGGAGCCGCAAGCGTGGTGTTCTCAACTAGCGTGAATGAAAAATTATTGCTATCGTTCAGCGAAATAGCTATTTCAGCGGGATTCATCTGGATTGTGGTAATCGAGCTAATTGGCTGCGCCCCTGAATTAGCTAGAGTTCCCGCCATTACTTCAGTTGTTGAAGCAATAGCCGATGCGGTCCAACTCGCCACCGTGTTAATGGCTGTTACCAATTCGCCGAGCGTTGGGTACGAGGTAAACGCGTAAGTTTCTACGTCGGTAGTAACCCCCGTAACGACTTCTCTCCATAGTATTAAAGACGTTTCGCTTGTTTCGTATTTCATATGCGACAGCGCAGGCGGAGTTAATGAAAAAGCGTCTATCGCTGTTCCGTAAACTGGAGCCGTGGATAGTTCTACATAAGCCCCGCGTTGCGCCTTGGTCCAAGTGTTGTTCGCGTCAAGGCTTCCCTTCAAGTCTAGATTCTGCTGCGTTGTGCCAGACGTTGGGGCGCAGTGCTGAAAGTTTGCATCGACTTCCGAGTGCGTTAGAGGAGAGCCTTTAGTATTTCTCAGAGTGAGTGCCATTGGTGTTCCTCAATCAAACCAGAGCGTGTATCGCTCGTCATAGAAAACGCCGACCATCGTTTGCGGTCCATAAGCGCCCCATTCTTCTTGCGTAAATAGTTGCTCGGTCATGGTCTTGCAATCTCCACCAAGTAGATAAGCGACTCCGTTGTAGGTGGCGAACATCACTCCGTTACCATCTGTTCCGATGGATTTCTTTGAAAGGCAAGGGGCGTACTTGTTGATTCGCTCAGAAGTCATGCTATCCGGCGATACGCCAGTCATGAAGTACGGACTTCCTTCGGTCAAGACGTAACAACCTTGCGCAACCGGAACCAGAGCGATGATCTGTTCTGCAACGGTCTGGCTATATTCAGACGGCCAGGCGTGCGGCTGGTAGGCTTCCGAGAAATAAACCTGATTTCCAACAAACCCGGCCAGGAATCCGTTCGGCATTGGGACCAGTCCAGCTAGATCGTCAGGCGGCTCGTCGTAGGACAGCGTACTCAGCGACTCGCCAAGCGCATCATTAAGCAGCGCATCCGCAGCCGTTGTAGGCGGCGTCTCGGTAATCTCTTGTTCCATCACGAACAGGTAATTCCCACCGTTGCTGCGATAGATTCGGCGGGCAGTGATGTTGTAACCAGTCGTCGGAACAGTATCAGCCCAAGTCAGGGTGATGGTGTCTCCAGGTTGCCAGCCGGCGACCGTCAGCGGAGGACTTGTAGCGCCTTCTTCAGAGATTCCGCTGAACGTCGAGACGTAGGTGAAAACATAAACGTGATCTTCTGCTGTCCCGGTTCCTACGCCATCATTTGACGCTGTTGGTGCGGTAATAGGCGCAGGAACACCCATGTTCAGCCATGTCTGCGGGTATGCGCCAGTTCCATCTTCAGCCATGACTGAATCTGTTTTCTTCGGCACACCATCCCCGGTATAGTAGTACCTTCGCGCAGCATCAAGATCGGCTACCGGGCCTGGAACAATATCCACGTCTGAACTCCACGCAAACCACTGTTCAGAACCTGGGTCGTAGTAGATCGTCTGAGTGTCTACCGGTACGAATACTGGAGACTCCATTGATACAGGCTTGCGCCATCCGCGCAATGCGCCTGAATGCAGTCTTACATCAAGCGCGGACGTTGCGCCATGATTTGGTAGTTTGTACGGATCAGTCCTCGGCGATATTCCGCCGAAACTGTCTATGACAATCGCCGTCATACCAGTTGGCCCTGGAATAGTTGCAGTGCCATCGTTGCCCTACCACTCAGCACATGCTCATCATCCTTGGTTTCCATTCTGCCGATGATGTAGTCCGCGACGGCCCGCTTATATTGGTCTGGCAATGGGAAGTCGTCGGTTGATGCATTGGTTGCTTCGTCATAAGCCACGCCATAACCGCCCAACCGAAGGTCTGGGCGAACGGCATAGGCTTCGCGTACAGCATCGTTGCCGTGCATCAAAGCATCAGCATCCGTGTATCGCGTCTGGTCATCATCGTTCAAGGTATCGCGTGCAAGATCAAGTACGGCTTGCCATTTCATTTTGCGCCCCAAATTCCTATGCTTTTGATACTGTTCATTTCACAGCACCTTCATGTCGATGCCATTCAATAAGGGCCGAAAGTTGGGCAGCGTTGGCGTGACACCTGGCGAAGTTTTCGGCGATGTTTCCGGCAATGGCAGCGGCACTAACGGTAGAGGCGGGGTCAACAGGTGCGCGGGCGGTTTCGGGCACTGGTTCATTGCGCGCGGCATAGTGTGCGAGCACGCGGATAGGCTCAGGACAATTGCCAGTAATAGCGTTGGCATAAGCCAGATATTCGGCTTTGGTTTCATCTAGCCTCCGTTGTGTTTTGACGAGTTCAGCGGATAGCGCGTTGCCTCTTGCGACCTCCGCAAGATAGAACTGATGCGCATCCTCCTGATCTTTCGCGGTAGCAATAGCACTATCTCTTTCGCACCTAGCATAGCCGCGATGATCAATAGCCATATAAGCCCCGCCAGCAATAACGGAGACAGCAAGACCAGCGCCAAGCAACTTCGCAATGGGGCTTCCGAAGAACGCAAGTATTGACATTTCACTTGTCACCTTTTGTCTTATCGGTCCACTCACGGCCAAGCCAGACGGCCAACACCGCCGCAAACGCAATACCGAACTCCGTCGCCGTCATCGTCGGAAACGTCAGGCCGTAGAGGGTCAGCCCAGCGACTGCAAATTTGTAGATCAGCACAAGCGCAGCAAGTGCCACGAACAGCAGCGTGTGGCTCTCACGCCCTCGGCTGTCCTTGATACTGGGTAGCATCTTCATTTCGTCTGACTCCTAATCCGGTAAAATTACCGGATTACAGTTTTCACTTGCTCCACCTGGCCGCATGATGTCGAACGTCGATGTGCGTCCATCCTTGATACTTGCCAATTCCGTATCTACCTGGATACTTCATCGACAAATATGCATGAACTGTACCAGCAGGCACGCCATCAACAACAATGTCCGCCGCTGTGCCTCGTATATGTTCCGAGTCAATAGCTCCACCGATGCGCTTGTTGTGTTCCGGGCAGCGGCAACCTGAATTGATCTTCACTGTGCTATCGAAATGCTCGCGCACATCCTCTAGGACTTGCAGCAATTCAACATCAACAGTTGCGTATCCACAGCCGCATTTGCACATAAATTCGCGCCTGCTGAAATGCTTCGATAAGTCACCCATTGCTGTCATCCCAGTTGTACTTGAACCGTGGGCAGTTGTATGCAGCAGGGAATGCCTTGAGGTTGTACGGACACGATGCCATGCGCCCCTCCTCTAGCACTTCAGCACAACGACCTCACTGGTCTTTCAGGTCGTATATCTGAAACCATCCTTGAGTATCTGATCTCATGATTACCTCAGCCCGAATACCGGACGAGTGCGCTTCTGTGCGCGCCCGTGTCCAATGTTTGCGGCCAACGTCGCCTTGTTGACGCATTGGTCGAACACGCCTTTATGCATGGCAGCAAGATCACTTGACCACGGTTTCTTAGACATCGCCATGAGTCGATACTTGGCACCAGATGAAATGCCTTCGCGGTAGGTTTCAAATACCCAGTTGTCAATTTCAGTTGCGTCAGACTTCGGTTTCAAAACCGCTTCGACCGATACCGTATAAACCCCATCTGGCGTCAGGAACAGGCCGATATTTGACGTGTCAGGCAGGTAGTAATACTTCGGCTGGTCGGTTTCGGTTTTCCAGTTTGGCTTGATTCCATCCCGGTCATCCATGCCAATAGGTTCAATCTCAATGCCGTCCAGCCAGACATGCAATGCCCTGTCAGCGACATACCCTGTAGGCAGCGTCAGCGCGTATTCAGCAGCGTCTTCCGCTGTAGTAATGTCGTCCAGCGTCGCGCGCTTCACCATAGACCTGCGATAGAAATCCTCGCACGCCAGCCGTATTTGCAGCAATGCCACGTTCTCAGGGCATCGCGGAAGGTCTGGGAGCACGTAGTCGTAGAAGTCAGTCAGGTCTGACATATTCAGGCCACACCGTAAATGTCGATGTGATTGATAACATCCTTGCGCAACGCATCAACCGCTCGGCGTTGGTCAAGCTTGATACCAAACTTGGTATGCGCAAACTGGACGAGATTTTGCTTGTCCATGCGGGATACTTCATTGCGCAACGCATGTGCTTCAATGTCGCGCATTTCTTCGATGACAGCCGAATGGTCATCGGTGTCTGCTTCGACAGCATCAGCGAGATTCTCAGCGGTTTCATTCTCGGCCAAACGATATACATCAGGATGGCGTGCCAGCATTTTCTGAGCCTTACTACCCGGTACAGGCTGAACAAATCCGGTATGCGTCCAGAACAGATTCGCGTATTTGTCTTTGTGGTTTGGTCGCCAGCCGATGTATTCGATGTTCACGGTATTCATTGTTTGCTCCATAAGGCAGGCCGGGAGCGAACCCCCGGCCTTGGGCCTTGCTTACTTGACGCCGCGCATCTTGCCGAACACGATCACATCAGCCCGGCCAGCCGATGCATGAAGCGTGGTGTTGGTCAGGATAAGATAGGCATCTTTCGGCAACGTCACGCGAGACACGGCTTCATTGCTGGAACCGAGCATGGCGATGGACGACAACGCAGCACCGGCCTTTACGAAGTAATCGTCATCCTGCGGTACGGCGGTAACGTCAACGCCGTCCACATACGCGAAGCCGATCTTGCAGGTCGTGGATGCAGTGAAAGCATCCGACACGCTCAGAATTGCGGAATGCAATTCCAGTCCAGCCGGAAGTTTGCCGAGTCGAATCACTTCGCCGTCAGCAACAGCCGTTGACGGCACATCGCTGTTGACGAAATGGCCGGACGAGTTGGTAATGAATTGAAAGGACTCCACGAAGGAGTTGGAATAAGGCGCGTTGCCTTGCACGTCGTTGGACGCGAGCAATGAGGTAGTAGTACCCATGATGAATTCTCCTAAAAATAAAAACCGGGCGCAAGGCCAAGCATATTGGTTAGCAAAACTATGTTACTTCTTTTGCAGTGATTCGTAGAACTCGACAAGCCGTTTGAGCTCTTTTCACGCAACAAGCCAAGCGATTTTCTCTTTGAGTCGCCATGCGGACGCTATGACATGCCTTGCATTGCCAGCCTACCTTGACCCTTTTGTCGCTTACAAATTGCTCTATTGGAAGAACCCGACTGCAAGTCGGGCACTGTTTTGTTTCCATGATCCGTGTCCTGATATGAGGTTGTCACAACATAACACGGATTTCGGAGTTATGTTACATTAACAAACGTGTCAACCGCGATAACGCCGAAGTCGGTGTCTTCCATGCCTGAACCGTGGTCCATACGGAAACGCACCTTGGACTTGCCACCAATCATGCCGATAGCGACTTCCATCGTGTTTCCGTGGTCAAGTTCCTTCTCGGACCAGAAGTAAGGATTTCCGGTCTGGCGGGTCTTGCCATACGCTTCAGCCAGGGCTTGACCACCCAACAGAAGAGCACGGTCAACGCTGGTGCTGGAACCCACGGCGCGGGTGGACATGGACGACTCGGCCAGGCCGGCAGTCGTTCGGCTTGCAGTCGGCCAATACTTCACGTTGTTACCGGCATTGAAGCGAATCGGGCGCGACATCTTCTTGACGAGAATGCCGTTCCACAAACCGACTTCGCCACGGAACAGCGGGTGTTGACCGGAGTTTGAAGCGCGAGCCTGTGCCGCAGCCTGGAAGGTGCGGAACGCTGCACTGTCAGCCTTTTTCAGACTCTCGTACTGCGGTGCAGATACCATCAGCAGGTACAGCGGATCATCCATCGCCGCTTCGTCGCCGGGCAGCATGATCGGGGTGGGCGGGAACGCCATGTCGTCAATCAGTGAACGCAGATTGTCGATGACATCCAAATCCATCACATCGGTGGAAGTCAGCGCACCAGCGGCATAACCCGATGACGCATCAGCAGCTTGGACGATGCCGGAGCCGGTCGAAACGTAGTGGCGGTTCCACGTCGGCGTTTTGACGGTATTCACCACAATGTCCGCGAAGTCTGGATCAGTTTCAAGCGGAACCGCCCACATGGCATCGTTTGCGAAACCACGCGCGCCGGCCAGGTGAACCATGCACAACTGATCTTCCAGCCGTTTCATGAAACCATCGCCTTGAGCGCGGGCCAGCTTGCGCAGTTCATGCACGGTGCGTTGCTGGGTCATCTTTCCACCAGCGGAGATAGCCTTGCGGGACTGGTCGATACGCAGCGCCATATCGTCAAACGACATGGATGCGCCTTTACCTTCGATACTGCGGTCGCCCATCGTCGGCTTGCCGCCAACAGGGTTAATCAGGTCGATGGTGATTTCGTCGCCTGCGGTCTTGGTCAGGTCCATGCAACGAACAATCGGCATGGAATTGTCGGACTGCCAACGCAGAGACTTCTCGGCGTCAGGCTGCTTGGGCAGCGGTGCAGTCATGCGGTTGATGAGGGTATGACGCTGCATGGTTGCAGCGAACAAACCAGCGGATTGCAAACGAACGGCTTGTTCTGAGCCGTAGGGGATGTTAGTGGGCATTGATGCCTCCTGCTTAATGAAGGGATGTGTCCGTCATCACGACGGTCGCGGTTACAACAAACGATTCAGGCGATCATTGATCTTGGCTTGGTCCATCGACATGAACGCGCCCATCAGTGCCGTGTCGCTCATCTGCTCGTAGGCTCCGAGTTCTTCACTCGGGGCGACTCCGGCAGATGGAACTTCCGACAGACTGGTGGGTACGCTTGTCCTGGCTTTGGCCTTCTCAACGGCCTGTCTCGCTTTTTCTGCGGCAGATACTTTTTGACCTGCTTGCGGATGAGCACGCTTGTAATCGGCCATGAGGTCGATCACGTCCTGCGCCGTACCTTTCTCCATCACCGAAATAGCGGCTGGGCGAATGTATGCGGGGAGTTGCTTGACCCATGCGTCGAGCTTCCCGCTCTCAATCAGGTCTTGCGCGTCCTCGTGCGCGGCTGCGATGGCTGCGAAGTGCGCTTCTTCAGCAGAAACGCGAGCCTTTTCATGGATAGGCTGAAGTGCAGCTTTCAGTTCAGACAATTCACTTTTCAAAGCGGCGAGTTCCGCGTCTCGGGCCGACAAACGCCGGTCGATCTTCGTGTCAACGCTTTGTGAGATAGTTGGATAGTCCTCGTCAAAAGCCTTCAATGCTTCATCTTCAGCACTGGTGTCTTTGCCCGCAGCAGCTTTCTCGTCACGCGCGGTCTGAAGATCAGCCCGCTCCTGTTCGAGTTGTGCAATCTGCTGGCGAACTAACGCCAGTTCTTCCTTGGCGGTCTTGGCTTCGTTACGGCTTTGCTCAAGTTCCTCATAAGGGATCGTGTGCTTGCCGTCACGGGTCAAAACAACCTTCGGCTCATCATCCTTCTTTGCTTCCTCGCCGGCTGCGGACGCTTCGCCGGTTTCTTCATCCGCTGATGCGGAATCCGTATCGTCCTCGATCACGCCACCCGTCAGCAGGGTTTCCATGATCTCGTCGGTCACTTCATCGGGATTTTCTTCGTAATACGCCAGGTCTTTAGTGCTCACAGTGAATCTCCATAAACGGGATCGGTCCAGTCATCACGACGGTCCAAAGCCGTCCCCATGTCGCCGGGGAGCGAAAGCGGAGGCTACAAAATAGAAAAGCCCGCATCTCAGCGGGCCGTTCCGGCTACGGGAATTGCTACGTCATCACGACGTTGCAGGTTGCGGACAACAAAAAAGCCGCAATAAGCGGATACATGAGCGGCTGTCCTTCGCTCGTGTTCAATGTTCATTTACGACTCGCACATAAACAGGCGGTGCATCATAAGTGGTTTTCCAAAACGGCCAATCAAATACAGTCATGGTTGTTTGTATTTCCCAATCTCCTGGAATAGCTTCTGGCGGGATTCGTATCGGACGGCATATTTTTAATATACCTGGCTTGCGCACTACTCGCGTAGATGCGTAGGTAATCTCGTCAGTAATGCCTTCATCTGTATGCCGAACAAACTTCCTGCCCAACACAATATCTGCATCTCTCAAGAACAACATCTCGCGGCGCACGTTAACAAATTCGCCCGGTGCGGCCTGTTGCGGTTCAACATAATTGACATCGTTATACCGTACAAACGGGCGCTGACTGAGAATATACGACCAGCCTAACGCAAATACCGCTGCTACGAGGACCACAGCAATCACTGAAAGTAGCCAATCACGCGCCAGCGTTCTCATCGTCCACCCCGCTCGATGAACACAGTAAACGACCACCAAAGTAACGCAAACAGCGAGCTTACTGAGCCAATCGCAACGGCAGTGATAATCGCCCACCGCACCTTGTTCAATTGCTCTTTCCATGTTTGCTCGCTGTTCATTTTGACTTCGATCCAAACGTGCTGCTGAACATGCTTCCTACGTTCAACACCGCAATCATTACCTTCTTCCTGTTCCATTTTTACCTCCACGACTCTGACGTTCGTGTATCAGTGATCGTCACGCCATGCCGTGCGGCGTACTCGCGGATTTGGCTAATCACGCAACGCATCCTCAATAGCTGCCAGCCCGCACACAGACATGATTTATACTGTAATGAAAGAAATAAGTCACGGGGATGGTGCTTATTGGTTTGGTCGTTGGCGTATCAAGCTGCACGAGTTACGAGCTTCCAGCTTGGGGTCAATTCATCACCCGCGTTTACATACAGGTTGGAATTAACAACATCCCTGACAATAGACCCCTTTGCTGCTTTGTTCTGCCCGGTCGCACTGGTTGGCGCGGCCTGTGTGATTATTTCGTACTGTCCAAACGATCCTGCATACCCACCTACGGAGTCATCCCATACACGTATGTCGCAGGTTGGTTGTGCAGTACCGCCGCTGAACGTGCCACTTGATAAGCTCGGGTAAGTGCCAGACTTCGCAACGGTCACACTGTTTGCGGCAACACCACCCACCATGGATATGATGGTCACAACAGTAGACACAGCAGATGCACGCATGCGTAGCGTTGTGCTGTTGGTGTTGATATAGGTTACAAGTGCACTTGCCGTATTGGATGCAGTGGCTCCGATGTTGATTTGAGCCCCTGTTGCTCCGCTGGCAACAAAGGTGATCGCAACACCGCCTAGCGTTATCGTGTCGCCTGCTGTCGGTTGACCACCGAATGTTGCTGTAACCGATGCTGGTGCACCCCAAAGCACGCCGGCAACATTGTTGATTGAGCCAGTAATGCTGTTGCTTGTTTCAAAATTTGTCCCAATGTCCGCTACACGGATGATCTGATAAGGTCCAGTAACCGCTGCGCTGCTTGCGGTGCTGTTTCTGGCATCAAACTTAAAACGACTTCCACGGACGTTTGCGAGGTAGGCGAGCGGGCCACCTGGGTTGTTAGGTCTTCCTGCGTACTGGCAAGAGAAATCCAGATTGATGTTGTTGCAGCGTGATCCAGATGAATACTGACCTACATTGAACTGATAACCGCTGGCGCTTGGCGCAGTTGGGTATGCGACTGCGTTACCCGATGCGAAAAACACTTCGCCAGTCATCCTGATATTGCTGCATGCGTCCAGCACAACAGATGCCGATACCACGCTATCCAACACCACATTTGGGCACTCAAACGAGGTAATACCGTAAAGATCGACGCCGCGCTGAGATAACACTGCGTTTATCATGTTTCCCCGAATATCTGCGCCATTCCTGCCTGATACGGCAGTGTATCCACCTGTTATCTGTATACGATCAAACTCGTGATTCAGATTATTGAAGTTGATACCGAACTGCGGGCCATAAGTGCCGTCCCTTGTCGTGCCGCATCCCTGTATTCTCACAACGCCCAACAATGTGTCGCCGATTATGTTTGACGCTCCCGAGTCGTAATACCCACCAACAAAATCAGCCTTCCAGGTTGCCGTTAAAGTGCAGCCAGATCCTGTTCCGCCACTTGTTACATAAGCGCCAGCATCATCAAATATGGAAAAACCATAATCCAAGGACCACACCCGCTTCTGCATCTTGATCGGCATCGAGTACGCACCGCCGCTGGTCAGCGTGATTGATGTAACCGCACCCGACCCATCAATACTTGCAACCGTGGCCGTTGCCCCATAGTACGGAGATGTGCTGTAGTTTGCCGTCGTCAGGACATCACCGAGTTGATACCCCGTACCACCTGACGCCACCGCCAGCGCCGTCACCGTCCAGGTCTTTCCGCAGGAGATGCCTGATCCCCTGTCGGTAGATGTTCCGGTGGGGTTGCAATACAGGTTGCAATTTGAAAGCGTGCTTTTTGCGCCAAGAATTAACGCTGGCTGGTAAATGTTGTTACATGCGTTTGCCGTTGTGTCTCCATCGTAGGTCACTCCACTACCCGATGCCGGGTGTGATCTGACCATAACTCCAAGCAAATTAAGATCAACAAACTCAGGCACAACGATTGGGCTGGAAATTACAATTTTGCAGCGCGGAACCGTTACGCGGACGCGGTTCCTCATAAATAGGTTGTCGTAAGCCGTGTTTTTAAGCGATACCGCAATCAGATATGCAGTTTCAAGAAATGACTGCAATGCCTCCGTCGAATCAGCACCGCTATCTGGATCGGTCTGATCGTAAATAAACTCATCAAGATAATCGTAACTTGCGTATGAAAACCCATTCCTTGAACTTGGTAAAGTCACACCATCACGCGCCGCACTAAATGCAGATGCAGACATTCCAAATCGGCCAACAACAGGGTAATCACCAACCACAAGTCCCGTCACATTTCCGCTGGCGTCGCTGGTGGCGGTGACGGGCGATTCAGTCTCGTCTCTCGGCTGCAACTCAAACACGTCAGCACGTTGCTCAAACCATGAACGGTCATCCTCACGGCACCAATGGTATGAACCGGCAGGCATTGGTACAGTGCGCCCCGTAATGTCAGGCCCGTTGCCATCTGCAATGGCTTTAACAATCATCATTTGCATGGTGTGTTCTCACTCAAATACGAAAGTCACGTCTAGGGACGAACCGGCAATCGTGACGTGCAGGTCTTTGCCGAAACGCATCGGTAGCGCATGCCAGCCAACAGCCGGGGTGATCGTGCCGGTCAGTTGCGATCCGCTCGCTCCACCATCGCGCAGCACAACCGTCCCGGACTTGATTTCACCGTTCCGGTGGCAGTCATACGTTTATTCAACCCTTGCATTGATCTCTCCTGTCTTCGGCATCGCTGCCGTCTCTGCTCTCAGCCAATCGGCCTCAGCGCGTAAGTTGTCCACATGCGCTTTCGTCTGCGCTAGGAATTCATCGAGCTTGGCTTTCTGCTCTTTCATCTCTGCATCATGGGTGGCCTTATCGACCTCCAATTGCAGCTTGGCGTTTTCTCTTTCCGCGCCTGATTGGATCAACGCCTGCTGAACAGCTTGCTCGATCTGCTGCTGCATCATCTCCGGCGTGATCTGCTCGCCGTCTCCTTGGCCCATAGCCTGCTTGATCGCCTTTATGATGTCCTCGCGTCCTGGAACATCGGTCAGCGCCATCAGGAACGGAACGACAACCGCTTGCAGTTGTGGAGGTAGCGATTTCGTTACTTCGGACAACGCCGCAAGTTGTTGACTGCGGAAGCTGGGCGAACTAGGAACGTCGGACAGCGCGACTTTCAATCGTGCGCGTTGCACATCGTTGTCGAGGTAACGAATTCCATGCTCATCAACAACAGGCTGATTCAACTTAACCTGTCTCGGCTCATCGCCTGGTAGCGCGCCCTTGAGTTCAACGGCTTGCGGCTGGTCGCTCATGTCCTCGATGATGTAGCTCAACAGAATCTCACCGACTTCCGCCCGCGCGAATCGGAAATTGTCGTTGATCTCGGCCAGTGTCTGGCTTGACTGCTCGACCAGTGTATTCAGCGCCAGGCCAGATTGACCGCCTTTGCTCGAACCCATCATCGCGTCATAAACGCCAGAAACCCGTTTCACACTCTCGCGTTTGTCGGCCAAGCGTTGGTATTGCTGCTGGTTCAGTGCGAAGTCCGATTCGACTTTGAACACGCCACCGTTGCGCATCTGTGCAGCATCGAGGATGAAATGCGCATCGGGCCTTGCAGCTTCGCGGCGTATTGTTTCCTCGTCCTGAACCGTCGCGCCTTCTGTCTGCGTTATTCGCTTCGCAGCCAGCAACCATTGCATCTTGGATTCAGATGCGTTGATCGCGTCCTGCATCGGGATCATCGGGCGGATCAGGCCATACGGGACGCCAGTCCGGTCTTCCCGCTTGCCCAAAAACGCCACATACGGGAATCGGTTGTGCTTGTAGGGAGTTGGGCCGTCGTGCAGCTTCTGCGGCCCAATCCAGTATGACATGCGGACCTTGGCGAATGTCGCCGGCTGCGGATCTACCAGTCCTGACGCAACGGCAGCAATATGGGCCTCTTTATTCTGGTCGAACTCAACAACTCGACCGTCTGGGGTCTTCAATACCAATCCGCGCACCCAGTCCCGATACCAGACCTCGAAAATACAGATGCGTCCGCGCTCGGTATCTCGCCACTCGGTTTCCTCGATTGACCAGCCGCGCATGTTGTCCAGGTTCATCGCCAGGTCTGTAGATGCGGAACCATCGATAGTCAGCGACTCATCCCACAATCCTGAACCTGTTCCCAACGCCCGGATTGTGTCTTTGTGCTTTGGAAACAGTTTCTCGGCAACATCGGCATCCGTCCAACGGCGACGGATCAGGTATCGCATATCCGAACCGTCCGGCTCACGGCTGCGCATATCCCAAAATATCTCGTTGCGGTGAATGGCAGCAACACGATACGGGTAGCGGAACGGGTCTGACTCGCGGGAAACCTCGACCCAGCCGATGCCAACTTTGCTTTCACTAGCGTAGGCGTCTGAGCATGCACGGTCTGCGCGTGCGGCTTTCTCGGCCTCAACGAGCTTCTGATTCAACGCTTCGGCAACCGGCGAATCTGCGGCGCTGCTCTCGGGCATGACTCGCCAGTCTGTTCTGGTCTTGGCTTCCATGCCCAGGACCGCATCAATCGCCGGCCCGATGACATTTTCCACAATCGGCGGCATGCCGATGTCGGCCATGTCCCGCAATGTGGCGGCATCCAACTGATTGCCGTCGTAGTAGTCGCTCTCGCGGTCGGCTGTCCCGCGCCAATTCGGCTGCTCATCGCGTATCTCGGATAGCCAGCCGGTGAACCGTTCGAGCGTGCAGCCGCATCCGCCCGCATCTTGCTCGTCGTGCTGGGTGGGTACGGAATTGTCCATGTGCTTCCTGTGTGTTTGTCCAACTAATCCGGGTAAAAGCCCGTGTTTTTCGACACTCGATAATTCATGTCCAGGACAGTTGATCGTAATCCGGCAGAATTGCCGGATTAGCGCCCTGATTTCCAGTTGTAGGGTTTGCGGGCCTTGCGCTCAACGATCTTCGGTTCTTCGTACACGATGCACATCAATCCATGCGCATCCGCACCATGCGAAGCCCAGTCATGCTCCGGGCCGAGTCCTATGCCTCGCGCCTCGTCTTGCTTCTCGTGATACCAGCCGAGTGCATCTATTCCGCCCGCGCATCCGTCTTCATCGAACCACATCGCCGGGAACAATCTTCTTGCTGCTTCGATACGCGCCTTTGCTGCACCTGGACCTTGGTTCGGCACAGAGACAACCGAATAACCGGCTGACATCAACGCGCCTTCGTAGCTCACAGAAAACACCTTGTCCTGTGTCTGGCCGTCGTGCGGGAGCCATATCTGCGCTTTGTCTGGCGTGTAGCCATTGGATCGCATCCAATCCAGATGAGTCGCCAGCGGCTGGCCGACAGCCTCGTAGTATTTGAGGATGCGTATCTCTTTGCCGATGAACTGCGCGGCCCATATCGTAAAAGCATCAGCTCTCGCACCCGTTCCGCCTATGTCGCAAAACAGGCGGATCGTCATGAGCGGGTCAGCCGATACTTTGCCTATACGGCCTTCCTGCCTTGCTTGGGCTAGATGCTTGGCGTAGTAGGCACCAACCAAAACAGTCGCATATTCACCGCCCCAAATATGCGGATATTGGTCTGGATCTGTTCTCAGGCAGTCTTGGCGCTCTTGTTCCAGCACTTCAGGTAGCCACGGGTTATCGTTCCAATTCGCCCGAACCACAACAGCGCCTGTCGGCGTTTCCGTTCCCCGCAGCATCACATCAACCGGGTCTGTCTTGCGCCGAGGGTTCCAACTGAACCACATCTCGGAGTTTTCCTCGCGGATCGTCGGGCGCAGCAGCGAGAGAGACCGGGCGGATAGGCTTTGCGCTTCCTCGACCCATGCCCGATGAAACCCTTCCAGCGACTTGATCGATTCGGCGGTGTGGTCCTGCATGCCTTGGAAGATCATCAATCCACCTTTCGGCAACTGAATGACTTCGTTGAACACCTTGAAGCCTTGCGCTTCGCCGAGTCGGTATTCATCAAGTTTGGCTTCGATCAACGCCTTGGCCGAGTGCTTCAGGCTTTTTTGAATCTCGCGGATGCCAACCAGTCGGAGACCTTCTCCGCAATCGCCCGGCATTCGTAACGCATCCTCAACTGCCAGCCCTGCGAAGAAGTGCGACTTGCCCGATCCTCGTCCGCCGTGCGCGCCTTTGTATCGCGCTGGTTGCAGTAGTGGTTTGAATACCGGCGCAGTCTTGATGCTCAGTTCACGCGACACCAACAATCTCGCGGCGGATGACGATTACCTGGTCGTCGTCGTTTGGCGTTATTCCTCCAATGCCAAACACATCACGTTCCAGACTGACGGCGGTTTTCAGCGCATCAGCCAGTTTCTTGCCCGAGTCAATCCTTCCAGGAAGGCTGTTGAGCTTGCGGAACAGTTCGACCATCCTCGCCTCGTCTCCGCCGTTCAGTATCTCGCCAATGTGTTCCAGGTCGTCGCGTGCATCGGTTGCGCCTTCCAGTTCAGCGAGTAGCTTCGTCAGCAATCCACGAACTCTGGGAACGTCCTTGCGATGCGCAAGCATGATGTTGGCCTGAATCTCTGCCGCAACCTCTACGGACTTTCGTTCAGTTCGCACAGCATCAGCGCGAACCTGTTTGCGAACCTCTGCATTGCGAACCTTGTCAGCAGCCTTTGCAGCAATCCTTTGTGTCAGGTCTCGCGTCCAGTCGTCGCGTCTTGCACGCTTGCGTATGGCTGTCTCACTGATGTCATGTTCAGCAGCTATTGCACGCAATGACTTCAAGCCAGCACGGTAATCCTGCTCTATCTGGCTCCACTCTATTTCCGGTCCGCCTTTCTTTGGCAGATCGGCGGCCAGGCTGTCTATCTGGCTCATAATATTTCCTTTGCGATGTGCATACACTGGACGTTTCGGCGGCGCAATCAATGCGCTGGTGTTGCGGCAGTAATAAGCGCATCCAGAAACAACAAAGCCCGCTTCATGCAGGCTTTTTTACGCGCGCGAGCATCACCTAACAGGATGACGCTCACTTAGCTTCTGTTGCCGGAACACCCGGCGTTTCGTGGATTGTCAGTGTGATTCTGACATGGTGATAATGTTTGTCAACATGAAAGAATGTAAAACACTGAAAATAATCATCCGGATTGGCTTCATGTTACGTTTCACTCGCCCGCTGGCCGTCTCGCCATGACCACGCGAAAAATTCTCAAAAAAGTTCTTGCGTTTACGCGCAATGCGCGTATAATTCAGTTCATGGGATGCACATCGCAAACCACCGCGCCTCGGGATCAGGGGCTGGAGCTGAAAATGACCAAGACCATCACCCTCACAAACGAATTCCACAACACCGAAGCCAATGTTCGCCCGGTCGAAATTACCGAAGGCCGTTTCAAGGGCTACCACATGGTTAGCAAGTCAACTGCCCGCCGCGTTCGCAACATCCTTTGCGGCGTGAGTGGCTGCACCTGTGGCGGTAACTTTGGCGAGCGCGGCGGTGCTTATCTCCATGTCGTCAACGAGGACTACGACGGCAACTACATCATCGACATGCGCGGCTCTCATGTCTAACCATCCAAACAGGGGGCCGAAAGGCCCCGCATCCAATCCAGCACCGGCAGACATCCGCGCGGTACGCGAAGCCGCCGGGCTGTCCCAAACCGCAGCCGGCGCGCTGGTACATACCACCTGCCGCACCTGGCAGCAGTGGGAGGCGGGAGACCGGCGCATGCATCCTGCTTTTTGGGAACTGTTCCGCATAAAATCAGCCCTCTAACAAGGCGTTCGTGTGGGACCGGCCTTCGGCCGGCCCCACAACTTGGTTGTTGGGCGTCGTCATGCCGGCAACTCGCCTTCCGGCAACAGCGCCGTGCCGTCCATGCGGCCATAGCCGTGTTGCCGCATCCAGTACCCGCTCTGGTGCCGTTGCTCTGGCGCCAAGTCGGTGCAGTCATACCGCGCTTTGTGCATTGCCGTCAGCCGCACATGGTCGTTGCTCGCGGTCGGCATCATCTTTCGCGCCCAGTCCATATCCAGTCCGGCCAGGGCTTCGTTTCGCTCTTGTCGCCATTGCTCAAGTTCCACTTCGTTCTCCTGTCAAAATCGCCCAACAAACCAATCAAGCGGGACGCGCGAATATCCGGAGCGCTCCCGTTGGCGTCTCACGCGCGCCCCTTATCGTCAGCGTTGGGTACAATGTTCAGCAACGCTTCAAGCAAAGCCGTCCGTTCTTCCTCTCGGCACCGTTCAACAGCATCGGCTGCGTCGCGCAAGCACTGCGCAGCACCGTTAGGCTGTCGGTCGTGCTCAAACGTTGCAATAACGCGGCTGTTTATTCGCACCTCGTATTTGTTGCGTCCAGTCAGCGGCGCGTCTTCTGGTGATACGTTCACAATTGCAAGCATCCTTTCCCACTCCTGCGCCCAACAGGCGCTTCAACGCGGACGGGCGAAACTTCCCGCCCGCCTGTTAAGCTTCGGCGTTTGGCGTCACAGCGGAACGTCCGCGCGTACCTCGCCGACCTTGAACTGCCGCTCGCTCTCTCCCATCAAGGTCACATCCACCAACCGAACGTCGATGCTTTGAGGGCACATGCCTGTCTTCGCGTAAAACGCATTCATGGCGTCGAGCACTGCCGCTCGAATAGCGTCTTCCATTTCGCGCCGTGCCAACCTGATTTGTTCAATGTCCATCATCTTATCCTTTGAAAGTCGGCGATGGTTAGCCGTGACGACGCATAACACGTCACTCGTGTTGTACCTGCCACATAAAGTCGCGTCAGGCCCCACAGTTCTAGCGTTACAGCCCCGCATCATCAATATCCCGCTTCATCTTCGCCATCATCTTTCCGGCAGCTATGCGTGATAGATCGTCCATGTGACCGCGAAGCTCCTTCCCGCGTTTCACCCAATCTCCACCATAATTCACCAGCAACTGATCTAGCGATCTTTCACCTGTTCCGTGGCATACCGGGCAGGGTATCCCTGACAGTGATGGTGTTCCCGGTATTGCTTCTTCGCCAGTTCCGCCGCATCGCCGACAAACCTTGTCGTTGTACCAGTCGGCCACAACACAGACGACTTGCACCATATCGCCGCGATTCTTCCACTTGCGCTTCTCGCCCTGTATCTTCATCCACTTGACCAATCCAGCAAATACCGCATGACGCTCGCTGGAGTCTCCACCGTAAACCCATCGCCACAGGCTCAATGCAAGCGCATTCTTGACCCCAACCATGCCCGCAGCGGTTATGGTGTCAATCTTGCTGGCGCGCTCGTAATGCAGCGTCAGATCGGTTGCATCGACAGCAACGGCGTACCTTTCCTCGATGGTGCGGAATTCATTCATTCGGCGGATTCCTTTTCCATTTGTTCCTTCTTTGGCCTGGCTTGAGTTGCTTGGATGATGGCGCAAGGAAGTCCGCATGCTGTTTGTAGCGGGCGCGTCGGCTCGTATCGCGTGCTGAATGTCTTGCACTTACGCATTCTTATCGCCCAACAAAAATGCGTTTGAGATTGCTTTGAAAGAACCCAATCCATCAACACGCTTGAACACTAGCCCTTCGCGCACTGGATGGTTCAACGATGGCCCTTCGGCTTGATACAGCGCATCAGCAATTGATGTGATGCCAAACTCACTCAACGTACAGCATTCAATCGTTGGCACATGCTCAAGGCCGAATAGCGTACAGAAAGCTCGAACATCCTTTGGCGTCCAATAGCATTGACGGCCAATGCTCCAAACATCGAATACAAAGAATTCATGCTCCTTCAGGTTTTCACGGTTTCCCTGAATTCCAGGCCCAATCAGTTCGCCCTGAATCGCAATGTTGTCTGGGAATTCAATGCTTCCTACAACTTTCTTCGCCATATCGACAAATGTATTTCCTTCTTGGTCTAGCTTTAAATCGATGTTGCGCGAGCACACTCCCCATTCGCCATCCTTAAACCATATCGTCATACTGCTACCGTCGAGTTTTATCGTGACCTCGTATTCATCGTCCCAATTGATCTTTCCATCCAGGTTCTGAATTCGCTCCTGGTCAGTCTTGCGTAGCCATGATGGGAAACTGCCGCGTATTTGTCCACGCAGTTGTGCGGGTATTGGCTTCTCCCATTTCTGGATTCCTAGTTCTTCTGTTACATCCGTTCCTTCTTCTATTTCTAGAATTGCTGGTATTGGCAACAGCAATCCCTGGCTGAGTTGTCCACGCAGTTTGATGGTGCGCAATCTCTCGCCTTTTACGCCGTTGAATTCGCGCGGCCCATTGCCTTTGCTGAGGTATGGCGCAACTTCATAAGGAACCCAACTGTCTATCTCGCAAAATATCGCCAAATCACCAGCAGAAAACTCGCCTTTGCGGATAACTACCGGCCATCCGCCGCCAACGATGGCGCACTCGATAGAGTCAGCACCTTCAATTTTGTTAACTTCTGTAATGCGTTTCACGCTTGCAAGTTTACGTTCCATTATTGAACCCTCTGAAGAAGTCGCTCATAAACCTAGGCATTGAATCCGTCATGTCGCCGCGTTTCTCTCTTGGCTTCAAGATTTCATCGACGCAATGCGGGCAGATCATAGCCGTGCCCTTTGCAATGCTGGCGTCTTTTACCTTGGCCGTAATCTTGCCGCATAGGTGGCAGTGGTAATTCATTGCTTCGCACCATCAAACGACGACTCCAATATCACGCCGCGCCGCCGAAAATCGCCCTGCAAAGATTCAAGGTATGCCGTCATTTGCTTGACGGTCATCAAACTGGTAACCGGAACGAACTTCATCGCCTTTAACTTCGCCTCGTATGTCAGCGACTTCAGGCCAGCGTCATAGAACGCGCGGAAATCTTCATTTTCTGTTCTGAGTATCGGAACGCCATGATGCAGTTTGCAGTAAGACTTCCAGCCTACCGCGTCATCCTCGCGTAACTCTCGCGCAATCTGCTCGTACCAATCGTGACTTATGGCGTTCTGGTCGATGCTACGATCTACTCCGGCACGCACAGAGACTTTAAGGTATCTGTGCTTTTGATACAGGTCGCGTATATCCCCAATTCTGGATTGCAGCGCAATGTCACTGTTGATTACGAAAGACGTCATTCATCACCATCATAAAGAGACTTCCTGCTGGCGATGAACTTCTTCACTTCCGGCTTTTTGCATGTTTCAGGATTGCCAACCATACGAATGAAGTAGGAAGTCAAGCAAACTCCGTCACTATGAAACAGCGTGCCGGTGATGATGTCTGCGTAGAGAAGAACACTCTTGCGGATAACACGGACCATGTAACGCTTCCGCATGACGCCGGAATAGCGGACGTTTGCGCGTAAGAACTCGATGCCTGTCAGCCGTTGCATCGACTCAATCCGAGATGGTGATTTAGACACCATCTTTGGTGCCCTACCGTTGGCAATGTTCTGGATGCGTTCGAGTGTTGCCGAGTCCATGCACATGCCTTCTTGCGAGAGCTTGCAGAAAACGCCGTCGATCAGGAGTGAGCCTTTCGTCATTAGAATGGTATGTCCGAGTCATCATCGAACCCGGCAGCCGGCGCAAGCTGACTTTGTTCCGGTTCAGTGCTTTGCTTGGAGTTGCTTGCTTCAGACTTTCCACCCAACATCTGCATTCGGTCGGCGACGATCTTCGTGCTGTAACGCTTGATTCCGTCTTTCTCGTATTCATCCGTTTTCATGCGGCCCTGGATGAACACTTGAGAACCTTTCATAAGGTACTTATTGCAGATTTCTGCCAGCTTTCCGAAGGCCGTAATGTTCACCCACTCCGCGCCTTCCTTGTCCTTGGTCTTCCAGCCAACGGCAATAGAGAAGGATACGACCGCATCGCCGTTAGGCATGTATCTTGTCTCCGGGTCTTTGCCAAGCCGGCCTATGAAGTTGCATGAGTTCAGATCGTTTGACATTACTTTCCTTTCTTTCCACAAGCATTGCGGATTGACTTTTCAATCGTTTCTACTTTTTACCGCGCTTCTTCGTACTCTGGCGTCAGCATTCTGTCGTTGCCATTTGCATTCTTGTGGAACTTGCAAGCCTTGGCGTTGCTGGCGAGGAATTCCGCGAAGTCAGCACGGACTTGGTTCAGGTCAAGCACGTTTGTCAATCTCGCGTTGAATGTACCAGATGGCTTTTTTCAGGTCTTCGATGTCGTTACCCTTCTCGTCTGCGCGCCAGATGTGTTTCATCGCGTTGCCAAGACAGAATCCCATGTGTTCAGTGATCTTAATGCACTCGATACCGGATGGATGGTTTGTATAGTGCGGCGGATGGTTCACAAGGTCAGGCGGCGCACTCATGACGTGAGCGTAGTGTTCACCATCGCCTCCGTTTCCGCCGATGATGTCGATTCGTTCCTCGTCGAACTTTACCGCAACAAAACGCACCAGATCGTCGCCGCATTGTGAGCAATACGGATTTCCTTTAAGTGGCTCTGGACCTCTAATACATTTGGCACATGATATGTTCATCACTTATCTCCTAGTGCGCGGTATGCTATCTCAGCCAACGTCATTTTTCCTAAGTCGTCCCATTTCACCCATGTAGCATCCATCGCTTGCTTCTCAACTCGCTCGTAGATTTCAGTGAGTTCTTTATTTCTCTCTGCTATGTTCTGTAAACTTCGAGAGCGCAACACTCTATGCGAGTCAATTAGTTGCTCGATGGATATAGATACGCCAAGCTCGATTGCATATTCTTCAAGAGTCATCCTTCGTCCTCCTGGTTATTAGGCATCGCCATGATCTCCGTTCCAGGCGCGATGCCGGAAAGCCTCAATCCCAACAAAGCGCTCAAGGCCGGACGCGTGCTCGACAAACTCGGCGGTCATGGTTGATTTCCAGATATATTTTTAGGGACTCCTGAATCAACGTCTGAGGCTTGATTTTTATACATCTCCGGACACGTTCCGCCAAAAATGTCCCGCTCAGGTGCGGATAGAGTTTTTGCCCAGACGTGCTGAAGGTCGCGCATTCCGCCTTTTGCTGCTTCAGCGAGCATCTTTTCGATCGCGTCTTTTTCGCGAATTTCAGACAGCTTTTTGATGATGAACTCGCCCTTTTTCCCCTTTGTAGTATTGAGAGATACCGCCATGTCTCGCTCTATTCCAGTCATGTGACTGATCCGGATTCCGCCGACCTTGACACCGCCAAACTTTACTTCGTGATCGCAGTAGAGCGTCATGCTTTTGCCGACCCAGTTTCGCCCGTCGTCGCCCCATGCAAATATCAGAATCTTGCGCATTGTCTTGCATGGCTTGAACGGTCTGCCTTCGTCGTTTGTGTAGTTGATGATTACAGGCTGATCCACGTCGCCACGCTTGACGTTTGTTACCGTGATAGTCATTGGCTTTGTAATCAACTGTTCTGCGTTCAATTGATCTGATTTTGGGATAATCGTATCCCGCAGGTTAGTCACGTCAGACATAGGAAATATCCATCTCTTCGTCGTTATCGAATGCCCAACGCGGAAGTCGTGCCAGGTGCACACAATCACCGTAACCTTTCCACACTCCAGTAGCCAGGCACTCTGCATATGTATCCAAGTTGCGCCGGTAGTCTATTCTCCCCTGGTCGATACTTTCGTCGTCGAGTTGGATCGCACTCGCTGCATGTGGGTAATCCATCTCGACAGCAGCAAAAACGAAACCAAGAACACGCCGTCCGCTGGCGATCTGGTATCCGTCGGTGTAGTAGGCGGCCTGGACGTGGTATCTGTGTTTTGCAATCATCCGGCTGAATTCTCCAGGATGCGCGCTGCCACAGGTTTTTACGTCAATCAGTATTACGCCAGCATCGCCGCAGTCATGCACGTAATCAGGTCGGCACTTGCACAGCAATCCAGTTGAATCGTCAGTCCAATATACCGAAACTTCTGACTTACCGTTCGCAAGAGATCTGGCCAGCTCTGGTATGCGATTTACGCTTGCTGATTGCGCCCACGCAGTGTCGTGCTGATCCTGTTTAATTCCAGTCATGCCAGCCGGAAGCGATTCTGAAAATTCCTTCCACAATTTTGATGATCTTGTAACGTTCGGCCCGACTGCGAAACGTTTCACAAACTCGTCCGGTTCCAGGATAGCGCAATGGGCGATTTCTCCGTCGAGTTGCGCCGTCGTTTGATGCGTATCCAACGGCCTGTTTGGCGCAAGCTTTATGGCGTAGAAATGCAGCGGACTTTTTGCGATCAAATCTAGACCACTTTTGCTTATTCCTGGAGATGCGTGATAGTCACAATTGCTGATGTCGTAAAAAACTCCTGTTTTATGGATCATTTCTCGCACTCCTTGCCATATTTCAGGGTGATTTCACCGATGATTCTGTCAACGTTGGCGCGGGCCTCTTTTTTGGCGAGGCTGTTCTCGTGCTGTTTGCAGGATTCCTTACCTGCCGCAATCAGCCTGGCGCGATCTGCTGCGTGAATGGGGTAGGGGATGCGGATGATGTTCACGGACGCCACCAATCGTTGTCGTCGTAATTCATTGCCGGGCGCACGATGATCGTATCCGGTTCATCGTCGTCCTGCGCGTTGAGCCGGCCAGTTACGGCCATGAACAGCACGACAACGAACATCACACATGCAATGACTATCAGCCACTGCAATAGAGTCATCCAGTCGGTGAAGGTCATGATTTCCTCGCTTTCAGCATCGACTTGCCAATCCGATACCAGTGGTTGCAAAGCTTATCCAGCGTCTCGTCCGTAATATTCAGCGGCAGACCAGAGTCAACCATTGCTGACAGTTCGCCATGCATCGCCTTCGCTGAGAAGTAGTCGAGCATGGTCATGCCGCTAAGTTCAAGATCAAATGCGGTCACAAATCCGATTCCTCCGCCAGCATCTGCCATTGGTTGAGGAAACGCCGGCCCGCTTGTTGCGGCTTGTTCGCTCATATCACACCCCCAATCATCAATCCGATTACAAAAGCCGCGCCGACAACTGCTGCGGCGAATATGCGACGATCCCAATTACTTGCGTCGTGAAATTGCACGTCATGGCCGTATGCCTCTCGGGCTGAACGGCTGAAACGAAGGCTGTAGTTGCTGTTGTTCATGACTTATCCTCCAATTCCTTTAGCCTGGCTTCCATCGCCTCAATGCCGCGATAGATGTCATGTATCGTAGCTGCGCCAGGGAAGTACGCTTGAAGGTCTTGAACCCACTCAACGATTTCACGCGCTGTGTCATCGCGCTGCATTTCAAGTTCAGCGATGCGTTTATGTGCCAGCTCCAACGGAGTCGGCCCATTCATTGCGCGTTCAAGTCGCAACGCATCGGCCAAAGCTTCGCGCTGAAGCTGCTCAATGACGCGCTGGTCAATGCTGCGCGCCCGTTCGTCGCGGGATACTTCGCTCTGCTGGTCGCGCAAGACTTCGGCGCGTTCCAGGTCAGCAAATGATGTAGTGCTCATGTCCACCCCATTTTCGTAATCCGGTTAAATTTCAGGATTAGGTTGATCTGCATTATCCGTCGCCGGAGCCGTAGCCGTAGCCGGAGCCGTCGCCGGAGCCGTAGCCGTAGCCGGAGCCGTCGCCGGAGCCGTCGCCGGAGCCGGAGCCGTAGCCGGAGCCGTCGCCGGAGCCGTCGCCGTAGCCGGAGCCGTAGCCGGAGCCGTAGCCGTAGCCGGAGCCGTTTATTGCTTCCATGCCTTCACACCCGCGATGGATTCACGCGCCTTGTCGGTGATGGGGATGATTTCAATCGCTTCGGTCAGCAGGATTTCTGGAACGGCTCCAGGGAATTTGCAGTTTTCCGGCTTGCTGGTGCCGTCGATAGCGAGCTGCGACAGCGTTGCAGCTCCGTCCCAGTACCAAATGCGGCGTGCATTGGTGAGGACGACTTCCTTGCCGTCGCGGGATTTCAATGTGCCTACGTGAACGCCCGCGCTGTAAGTGCGGACCAGTACGTCTTTTCCTATCATCGTCGTTCTCCATGTGGTTGTGGAAGTGCCGTCTTTCCGGCTGTCAGCGGCTTTTTGTGCGGCATCTTCCAACTGAATGGGTGCTCGCCGGTATTCACCGCGTACCAATGTAAGTCCGGTTTGTGGTGGCGGCTAGAACCATCATCTAGCCTCTCCGCGCTTGCGCTTTGTCCAGTGCGCCCCGGCCTTGAGTTGGCGGACCACCAACTTCATCGCCCGTCTAACGTTGGATTTCCGACGGGTATTCGCCACCACAAACCGGACTGTTTTCACAAATGGCACAGGTCGCGCGCCTCTTGCGAGGCCACGTTCCCGGTCGCACTACTCACGTTCCGCCAACTGCCGTTGGAGCTTTCGCTTTCGCTACTGGACAGGCTGGAATCGAACCATGCGTGCGCACTGCTACCTTCTGCCCGCGCCGCCTGTGCCATCTGTATTGTGAAAGAACTTTACTTCATCGGCCTGGAGTCCCGCCGCCTTGCTCTCCGTTTTCGCCTTCGACTGCGCCAGCTTGTTGCAGTAGATGAGTCATCTTATATCGTGAGCGCAATATATGCAATATCGCAGGCGAATTTATTTTTCTTGCACACGATACAACAGTAAGTTATATTTGCGGCATGAACGAAATCCAAAAACTCATCCAAGAACTCATCGCCGCCGGCTGGAAGCAAATCCAGATCTCCGATAAAACAGGCATACCACCTGCTCGGTTGTCGCGCTGGGCAGCAGGCGAGGCGCCGCAGTCTGTATGCGATGCGCTATCCATTCACCGGTTAGCCGCCAAGGTAGCGAGAAAATCAAAATGACAAATATGAACTTTTTTATCTGGCCGCGAAAACTGCTGAAATTGGAAAGAATTTATGACTCCCTGCCCGCCGCAACGGCGGGTTTTGCCCAGTTTACGGACTGGGCTTTTTTATTCATGCGTGGCGCTTGGTCGCATCCTAGGTGAAGCAATGAGTAAAGACCAATATACCCACTCGCACAGCGCCATCCGCGTCTATAACGCTTTGCAATCAGGAAGAGCATTCACGCTTTCCGAACTGGCCGAAGCCGCGCATGTTGCGCGCCGGTCGCTGGATAACATGGCCGCGACGTTTTTCCACTGTGGATTGATGCACATCTCAGGATGGAAACGCCCTGTTGAATCTCAGTATCAACTGGTGGCGATCTACAGCGCCGGACATGGCAAGAACAAGCCGCGCCCGAAGCGTGGAATTAATGCTGGACAGGTGTGGGTCGAGACAAGCAATGCGGCTCGGCTGATGGTTGAACATCTTGGACACGGAAATAAAACCCATCACGAATGCGCGTCTGAACTCGGCTTTGCGCCAGAGTACGCAAGAAAGTTACTGCGCACACTGACCGAACATAACCGTGTGCATGTGGTCGAGTGGCGCAAGAACACGGCAGGCCAGCGCTCGCCAGTGTATGCGCCTGGAAATGGTGTCAATGCACCTCGTCCTCCGAAACAGAAACAAGCCGATATATCACGCGCGCGCCGTAAGAGACTGGCCAATGAATACGGTGTTGAGATTGCACGCCGAATCTGCCGAACTAGAGCCAAGGGAGGGCCGGATTCGATAGTCATCGACGGCAAGACGATTTATCGGCGAAGGGAAGATCGTTGTGCTAAGAGTAACACAAAGCTAACCGGCGCTGCGCCCGCAGACGCCAAATTGGAGTGATGGACATGGAACAAGCGAAGAAGGTTGAAAGCGCGCAGACCGCAGCGTCCGGGTTGAGCGACGTGTTGGGCTTGGAAAGTGCCGGCATGGACATTGCCGACAGGCTGAACGGATACGCCATGCTGCACAAGGGCATGACGCCGGAATCATGGGCGATGGCCGAAGCCCGCGACGAGATCATCGGATTGCGCAGGATCACTTCAGCACAGCGCGATCTGATAACTGCATTGGATCGAGTGGCGGACATCTCTATTACAGCCCTGGCTGAAAACGCAAAGAACGTTTTTGACGTGGCCGAAATAGAGCGGAAGCTGAAGACATTGGCGGCGGCAAAAGCGGGATGTATGCCGCCCAACACCAAGGTTCAGGCGGGCGGCGCGGATTCATGCGCCGCATCGCCTGGAACCGAGAGTTAGAACTGGAGACACAAAGATGCTGATTGTTTTGTTGATCGGCTTGGCCCTCGGCTACCACTGGCCCGAACTGGTGGAAGATCAAGAGCGTGCCGACGCCGATATTACGCCGCGCATGCCGCGCCCTATTGGGCCGCTGCGATTGACCGGGGACGACAGTGTTTCGGGATACTGACGCCCCCGCCAAGAAGCCAAACTCTGGAGCCTCGGAAACGGGACTCCACGGTGTGGGTTCTAACATCCAGCATGAGGCGGGCGGGTGACCACGCCAGCAAAGACCAAAGCCGGCATTTCGCCGGTCCCGCTTGAAACGATTGTTGGGCATGACGCACGGAAGGAACTGAGATGACCAGTAATTTAAGAACCATCCCCGTGGTGAAGTACTTCATCGGCGACGACGACGAAGGGCTGCACGAAGCCGACAACCCTCAAGACTTTGAAGAGTCTGTTGCCCTGCTTGAACGCTTGCGCGACGAAAATCCCGAGGTGCTGTACATGCTGTGCGCAGAGGTGGATGCGTGACGCCCAACGCCTGAGTTCAGCGGCCTGCGCGGCTCTTTGCGCAGGTCCGGTGGAATGATTAGTTGGGGGTCATTAGATAAACGATGAAACATTTTTTGAGGAAGTACGGAGACGATATGACAACAATGCTTGTTGAAAGGCTGCGCCATTGTCCGGCAACGGGAGAGGCATCCCGCCTTCTGGAAGAGGCGGCGATTCAAATTGAAATGCTTTCTCGGGAAGCGTGGACATGGAGCAAGGCGCTAGAGGAAGTCACCAAGCAACTTGAGCCTGCGAGGATTGACGCGGAACGGTACAGGTGGCTTCGGTCATGGAAAAGGGTTGGGCGCTACATGGTAAGCGCATGGAAGGTTGGCGAAGGACGGTATGAGCCTCTGCCGCAAGAGGATGCGCTTGATGCAATTATTGACGAAGCTAGGCAGTGACCCCCAACGCCTAGCTAACCGGCGCGGGCGGCATCATCGCCCGCGTCCGTGTTGAGCGACGTGTTAGCGGTTTTTTAACTT